TAGTAGTTGCTGAGTTAAGGCTTTGATACCTTCAGAACCTTCAGACGAAGGTAACTCTAATATGTTGTTCTTTTGAAACTTGTCTTCACGGACAGTGCCAAAGAGGTTAGACATTGATGCAACACCAAACGAAGTGTCCCATTTATTCTTCCCTGTGAAGTGCGCGTCAAGCCGTACGCCGTATGCAGCAAGCCAGTTTCGTAGGTCGTCATCAAGTGAGTAGGCTTTCTGATGTGCGTTGATTTCAACTCGAAACTCTTGTGGTCTGTATTTAATAACGAGTTCTTCAATTGTCGCCCGAATCTTTTGTGGTGTTGGCTCTTCCATGTTAATGCAGTCGAGCACGTAAATCTTGCCATCTGCTCTGTTGTAAGAACACGCAACAAATGCAGCGTTACCTGCCATAGCAGGGTCAAATCCAATTACAGTGTGTGCCTCAACATGTGGAGGATGTCCTGCTGCTCCAGCCTTTAACGGTCCGCGCTTGCGCATCCCATTGGTCGCTCCCTGCACGAGTATTGGCGGGAATATGGAGTCTTCTTGAATGTCTTCTTGTTGGTAGACAAGTGCCCATGTTGAGGGCGTAACTTCGCTTCTGCGCTTAAAGAGCGCTGGTCCATCCCATTTAGGATAGCGACCATTCTCTTTCGGAGTATCGTCATCACCATCCCACGGAACATCCGACTCAGCCCATAGGGTTGTCCAGTCTTCGGGTTTGTCAGCATAGTCAAGCACTGCAGGCATACCCATATAAGTAAACGGTGTCTTACCGCCAGACCAGTGCTTAGGATTGCGAAGTTCTTTGTAAAGGTCGTTTGCCGCAATTCGTGTCCCAACTATTAGAAGTTTACCGTTTTTACCCAAACGAGTAATAACTTCCTTCTGTAGCCAGTTCATCTGCTGTTCCCACTCATGGGCGTTAGCGGTAGTGATACAGTCGTCAAGAATAATCAGGTCGGCACGGGCACCATAAATCTGACCGCCCATACCCAGTGCCTGAAGCGTTGGGTCTTTTTCTGAAGAGTTACGCGCATCGCCGCCAAGATAGACAGTATCGGTACGCCAAGTATCTGCGTCCTCTTTCCAGCCGCCCTCTGGACCATAAGCGGTCTGCAGTTTAAGCCAGCGTGGGTGGGACAGTCGTTGCTTTATAGCGTATACGAACTCGCGTGCCTTATTCAATGTCTTTGATACCACGATGATGCGGATGTTAGGATTGAGGGCGATGCGGTAAGTCGGATAGTTCACCGTAACCACGGTGGATTTAGCGTGCTCAGGAGGCACATTAATAAGCAGGCGGTTCTTCTCACCTGGCTCATAAATTATAGAAGGCGGGAGCCACGAAGGTTCGCGCCCTTCCAGTAGGTCTACCCAGTCCTGATGATGGGGGAAGACTGTCTGGTCAAAAAACATCTTAGAAAAATCCGCAAATGGAATAGATTCCTTTTCAACGCCCATGGCGGTAAAGGATTGCTTACTTCCCGCTTCCTTGGCTTCTTCCAAGTTACGGGCAAACTCGGGGTCTCGGTTCATCCACTGACGAACGGTGTCTGGTTTCTTGCCCGCCGCAACCATAGCGGCTTGGACACTCACCCCTTGACGTACCCTGTCGAGTACATCGGCTTTAGCCTGGGCGACCCCCTTGGCGAGGTGGTGTTCCCCACCCTTTTTGAATCCCTTGTGCGCTGGTGTAGCCACGTTCATCTCCTTTGTGGCAGAGTCCCCCCGCCCTACAGATGTATATTTGTACAGTATTCTGTAACAGAGTGAGTAAGGCTCTATAAAGACTTACGAACTATTTTAGTCTCTACTTATACTTAATCCGTTCAAAGTACCTAAACGAACTATTTCTGTAGAACTATTTATAAAAGTGCTGGTCAGACTGTATCTACCCCCCTAGTCTGTAACTATATACAGAAATATTTCTAGACGGTGTTACTGTATATATACAGCACACAGATTAAAACACTAGGGGTCATAGACTATAGACTGTGTGTATAGTAGATAGACTGTACTATGCGTTCTGTGTGACAGGATACTGTCTCCTAGGCATTGCGCCCAGTTAAATCTATAGTACTGGGAGCCTAGTTAAACTGTTAATACTGCAAGGCTTAGGCTCAGCCTTGGCAATTTGTTAAACCCTCACAGTTCGTCTGCCAGCCGAACACGGCGTGTCAAAGCCACGCCAGTGTTGCAGTCAGACCCCCGCTGTGCCAGCCGATTGCAGCCTGTCAGCATTACATGCAGCCATGCTTGGCAATGCTGTGCTCGCTCCAGAATACCTAGGCGCTGGCAGAATTCTCTCTCTCAGGACTACGCGCCTTGTATCATGTTTGTCAAGTCCTGTTGCATTCGTTATCCCGTACCTCCCGCCTATTCGGCGGAAGGGGGCTAACTCATAAGCACAACATGACTACTCTCAGCGTGGTAAACCACGCATCTGTCGTGTCTGGAGCGCCCATGAATGTGCGCCTGCTCACAAGTTCGCAGTCCAGCCACGCCCCGCGTCCAGCGCATCAGCGCTGTCCGATGACTGCCATGATTCAAAGTGGCGTAATCCTGAACCGAGAGGTAGTCGCAGGTATCAGGTTAAAACAAAGGATAAAAAAATGACTGAATACACAAACCAAGGCATCAGCGTAACCACACAGTGCTATGACTGCATGATGCTTGACACAGTATGCCTCAACTGCGAGGAAACAAAAGAAGCGCGTGACAGTGCAGTTGCCCATCAACTAGTTGATGAGGGCAACATGCAGTACAAGCGTAATTGGTTACGACCAGTGGAGGACATCAGTGGACATGACTGGACAGACCGAGAAGGTGAGTTCAAGTCACCAATCGTGTTCTTACAAGACGGTGGTGAGTATGAGGAACTATGGGAGTTAGACGATGAGCGTCAACGTGCCCGTGAAACTGAGTGCCAGTGGTGCCACATACTCACACCCAAAGCGTTCAATGACTGTCAATCATGTGACAAGCCATTGGAAAACAACGTAAGATAGTAAAAGAGCAGATAGACCCGCTACGCCTTGCGATAGCGGGCTATCAGCCTAAAATCAACTAACCGAAACTAACAAGGAGAAACAGATGAACAACGAAGTAACTATCACAGGCAAGATTAAGAACGTCCGTACATTCACAGGTTCAAAGGGAACTATGGTGACAGGTTGGTTTGACCAACGCGAAATCTCAGCGTTCTCAAACGGGGAGGCTGACCGTCAAGTGTATGTATGTGGGTTCAACATTGTAGCGTTAGATGACTCAACCGTAGGTGAAATCCTAGGAGTAACTCGTGCAGGTCAGGAACAATCCGACCTAGTAACTCTCAAAGGACGCCTAGTAACACGCTTTGACCGCCGTCAGAACGTAGCAGAAGATGCACGTAGAGCACCTCAGTTACAGTTAGAGGTTCACGAGGTCGTAACAAACTAAAAGATAGGGAGGTGGGTGGCTCAGGTAGTCACTCACTTCCCCTTTTTTTGAGCCAGGCGCGGTAGCATGGATGCAAAGCAGCGAGTCGGTCAACTAATTCTACAAACAGGGAGAGCAACATGTATTTAGATACACTAACAATCATTGGTATAACTATAGCATTAGGTGCTAGTCTAGTGATGTTATTTATACTGACGTATGCCAATGTAAAACTGATAGAAGAAAATAGATATCTACGCCGTAGACTAATAGCATGGCGCAAGTCATGCCAGAACCATGTAGAAGTACCGTTCTAGTGAACGGCTACGGATACTACATAGAAGGTTCAGTCATATGTCCTAACTGTGCAGCAGGTTACAACCTAGCACTGTTAGTAGAGGAAGAAGCAATAGGTTATCCAGACGGATACACTTGTGATGAGTGTGATACTACAGTAAAGGAAATAACAAATGAGTAATACAATTACAACTGATGTTCTATTTGCAGCAGACCATTTCATCATGGTCACTACTATCGAAACAACCTTCAGCCCAGACCAGCGTGATGTAGAGACCGCTGCATGGGAGCGATTGGCTGATGAGTATGGTGTGGACTGGGTTAACATGACCAAGCCATTCATTAACAAAGTATCTATCGAAGTACTAAAACAAGGAGAGTAACATGGGACTAGACATGTATCTGTATGAGAAACAAGTACATGAGGTTGCATACTGGCGTAAGGCTAATGCAATCCACGGGTGGATTATCAATAACACTGGAGCAGTAGATGACTGCACGCCTATTAGTCTAACCAAACATGACATCATTCAGTTGCGAGATGACTGCCAAAAAGTATTAGATGAAGGCACAGAAGAAACAGCAATGGAACTATTGCCACCTACAGAAGGGTTCTTCTTTGGCAGCAATGGTATAGATGAATGGTACTGGGATAACATTAAAGACACCATTGAAAAACTTAACACAGCCATTGACCAAAGCGTTGATGACGCTATGTTTGAATACCAAGCAAGTTGGTAAGCCATGAGCGCACCATACGGACCACCATTCTGTGAAGTATGCGAACAGTTTGTACCAACATGTGATGATTGCGGACTATGCATAGAGTGTAGAGATTGCGAGCAATGTGCTGATGAGTAACCTAAATCCTGAGTACTTAGAAGTAGTAAGCACCCTTAAATATGTACGCCTACTCAAAGGTTATACCCTTGAGCATGTAGAACTAGTTACTAATGGTGAGTTTACTAAAGAAGCAGTGGGTAGTTACGAACGCAACAGTAGAAACATTACACTTAGAAGGCTGCTAAAATTGTGTGATGTATACGGAGTATCAATAGATACAATCATAAGAAGCAGTATGTATGGAGACCCAATACATGTAACACGAAGGAGAAACTATGAGTTACGAACCACCGCTTGATGACCCTGTTGCAACAGGTGAATCAGATGAATGCGACCAGTGTGGTTGCTTTATCTTTGATTGTGTATGCAATGAGCCTGACCGTATGTACGGAGATGAAGACTAGGAGATAGTCATGAACGAGATAAGAAAGTGGTTGGCTATTGGTAGTACTATGATGCTGACCTTTACTACAATGCTAGGTCTGCCTTATAAGTATTACTCACAACATGTCAACGACCTATGTTATAACGAACAAAGACTACCTAAAGTATGGACACCATACGCAGCCAAGTTGTATGCAGTTTCATACATGAAGATGTGGTTCCCTGAGTGGAACCGCAGCGAACACAAAGCACTGATGAAACTATGGGGTAAAGAGTCAGCATGGAGACATGATGCGGACAACCCTGAGTCATCAGCCTACGGTATAGCACAAGTCTTAAACACCAAGCCTGGAACCCCAGCCCCGCAACAAGTTGCGCGGGGGCTGGAGTATATCGTTCATAGATACGACAAGCCTTCAGCAGCGTGGGCACATTGGAGGAAGCATGGCTGGTACTAGACAATGGCAAATAAACATAGCGTTCTTTGTTGAAGCAGACAATGATGATGATGCTTTATACAAAGTAACAAAGACACTACCATTTGATAACACAGATGTAGTGTGGATATGGCAATCAAGTAAGGGACTATCAAACAAGGGAGATGCAAGTGAATAAAGAAAAGATAAGAGAAAGAGTATATGCCATTAAAGAAGTAACAGTGGCAGATGACAAGGGTCAGTTCGAACTAGGTCACAGTGAGCAACGTCATGCTGCTGAAGCAGTAGAGTTGTTCATTAAGAACTTCGACATCATTAAGAATGATGAAGAACTAATGACAGAAACAACAGCAGCAGTGCTACTAGCACTGCGTGACATCCAAGTACGTGACTATGCTATGGGTCTACTAGTACCAGAAGATACAGATAAAACTATTCCTATTCTTCAATGGCTACATGATGCAGCAACAAGTGACACTGTTGCAGCACCAGCCACACTGCTAGCACTTACGTACTATCAGAAGTCAGATGTTGATAAAGCATTTGAACTATTAAAGATTGGCAAAGGACAAGGCTACTCACTGGCTACCCTGTTAGGTAGAGTGTTTGGTTCAGGGTGGCCAGTTGCTGCCTTCCATGCCATGCAAATGGAACTACATCCTAAAGTAACAGCAGGAATCTTTGGAGAATCAGATGACAGTAGCAAGTAAACATCGCTCAGCATGGGTACGTGGTGGCACAGCAGTAGAGGCTACCTCTGCTGCAAGTGCAGCCACACAAGCAGGACTTAACTGGACTGTACGCACAGGTGAACTGCAAGCAGTAAGTACACCGCTAACTATTGATGAGCATGGTGTAACACCAGCCACATACATAGATGTACCTAAAAAGCAAGCCATTGTACGTGAAGATAACAACACAGTCATTGGTATTGTTGGTACTAAGTACAAGGTAGTACAGAACATGGAAGTGTTCAACGCATTAGATACACTAGTAGATGCAGGTGATGCACGCTATGCAGCAGCAGGTGAGTTCAATGGTGGCTCTAACATCTGGATGGTACTAGAGTTACCTCGTGGTATCTCAGTAGCCAATGACCCACATGCTGCATTCTTATTAGTTAAGACATCACATGATGGCTCATCATCTGTTGTTATCAAGCCAATCATTGAGCGTTTGTTCTGTGCTAATCAAGTCAATGGTTTGATTAGTAACAATCAAAAGCATAAGTACAATGAGTACACATACCGTATGTCACACACTACTAACCAAGAGTTATCTATTGCAGACATCCGCAACATTACTAACCTAACATATCAGGCTATAGATGACTACGAGTTAACAGCCAATCGTCTGCTTGACATTGACTTTTCACGTGAGCAAGCGATTAACTTCTTCAAGAAAGTATGGGCATTGCCTACTACAGTAGAAGATAAGCCATATGATTTGCTCACACGTGGTGAGCGTAAACAACAAACCATTGCTAAAGAAGCACGCGCTAAAGCGTGGGCTATTTATAGTGAATCAGAAACACAAGAGAACATCAGAGGCACAGCCTTTGGTGCATGGCATGCAGTGGTAGAATTTGCTGACCACTATGCAACGGGCGGCGCTGAACGTCTTGCAGCCGCCACCCTTAGTGG